TTGTCACTTGAAACTGGCGTTTACACTCTGGACGTGCAGGGAGATAGCGCGGTAAATATCAAAGTCCACCAGTTTGACTTTTATGAAGACGGGCAAAGCGCGCTATTCAGAAATGAGATGCAGACTGATCATCTCGGACATCCGTTCATGGTATTCCCGCAATGTGAACGGATTAACTTTCAGATATTCGTAACCTTTGCAGACGATACCCGGCGCATGGTCGTGTTTGACGTGCTGCATCAGGGGGAATGATGGCAAGTTTCATAACAACCGGAAGCCCAGAGATATTCATTGACTACTCATTGGTTGACGGGCGGATCACTGAGCTTGAAATTGATGGCGAATGCCTGTATGACGAATTGGCCTTAATTTCTGAGCCAGGGTGGAAAGAAAAATTGATGGCGTGGGCCTTGCCTTGCTCGAAGCAGCTTGAAAATACCGCGTGGTTTCAGTGGCTGAAAGATCAGTTTGTTGATGCGCCGACAAAGCCAAACGACGAACGCCTGGCAGAGCTTATGACTGACACCGCCGCGCTGCTTGAAACGCTCGAAGATGCTCAGGATTTTAGCGGCACACATGACCGACAGATCAGGCAGTTGAAATCAGCGCGACATCGTGGAATGTGCGCGCAGCTGGACAAAACAGAGGAACGAGATTCTAAGATTGCAGAAGCGGTAAAGGAGCTGGAGCAATGGCAGATGTAAAAGCAAACGTGGACATTTATTTGTCACTCGACAAAGACGGTAGGCCGTGCATTAAGTTTAAGTACTTGGAAGAGAGCAACAGTCTTGATCAGGTAGTTCTTGGGCAATTCATAAAAGGGGCACAGGAGCACGGGATTAAACTTTCTTTCATGGGCGGAGAGTGCGGACTTTCTGTTGATTCGACTTGGGATTACGAAATTCAGATAAAAAGGTGAGGAGGTGGAGATATGGCTTACAAAGTAACATACCTAAAAATAACTAAAAAAGACGCCGTCGTGCTTTTGGAAAAGCTCAAAAGCGACCACGATGTTGTTGTTTGTGACTGGGACGATGTGATGGATAATTCAAAGGATGATGATTTTGTTTTCCTCAACTATGATTCTTCATTACATAGAGTTATCTTACACAATAGCAGCACACCCGGAAATCCTGATTGCTACGGAGTTGAGACGACCGACGCCGAGAAGTTTTTTAACGAGGCCGCCTCTGGTAGTTTCGACCCGGAAGATTGGGATTAAATCTAAAATTAAACAGCGGAGCATTAAACGGGCTCCGCTGTTTTTACGTTCTCAATTCCAAGCTCAGTAGTTTTTTGCTCCAGATACTTACTCAATCCGCGATCTGGAGAAGTGTTGAACCCTTTACCCGGCTGCAATGATGCGTCTGGGTTTTTGCTTTGCTCATGTGCCAGATAATCACTGCCATTATCCTGCACCTTGTAACCAAAATCACGGGCGGTTTCTTCATCCAAAACCACCACCTCAGAACGGCAATTGAAGTGATTGGGCGGGTAGTATTCATCCCAGAACGGGTCATCCTTCGGAAATGCTTTCCCGTCCAGAGAATTGCAAAGGTCTGTTTCTCTCCCGTCTACAGTTGCAACATATCCCCACAAAGGCAGGCTTGATGCTTTTTGTGATTCGTAGCGACCTTTCGAGAACGCAGTCTGATAATTTGTGCGAACAACCGTGTCCAGATGCCAAGGCTCCAGCGGTGAATCTCCATTGCTCACGGCGTACTGCTGGATTGCCTCGCGTAATTCACCGGGATTGATATTGCCAAGATCAAGCTGGGTTGCGATGTATTCCTGCACACCCAAAAGTGTCTCGATGCTTGATATCCGGGAAATAGTGAATGCTTGTCCTGCGTATTGCTCCAGATCAGAATAGAACGTGTCTGCATCTATGACGCCAAGATCAGCAAAGTACTCCGCAGCCTCTTGATATGGCATATCAAAGTCAAATACCAGCTTTTGACGTTCCGCATTCTTTTTGACGTTTGAATATGTTGCTTTACCATAAAGTGGACCGTAGGCTATCAATTTGGTAACGAGAGAGCGATATTCGGTAAGGTCTGGCAGCGAATCTGGATCAATGCTCTGTAAGTTGTCTGCGTTTTTAATCAGATAATCATAAAGCGGAGAATATGCGTCGGCATGTGCCTCAACTACTCTCCGCAGGGCTTCTTGTGCGTCATCTGATGCAGTTTTTTCGGCGTTCAGGAATACCGGGCTTTTTTTTTTAGCTTCTCGCTGTTAAATGACGGTGCAATCGTCGGCTCAACCATATCAAAATCGTCTTCATCGATGTCATACCGCTTTGCGATGTACTGCTTTTTGAACTGCACACCGAGGTTTTTGAGCTTCGTGTCCTGCTCGATCTTGTCTGTATTGGCGGCAGGGATGAGTAGTTGCAGTTTAGGGATTGCTTTGAGGTTGTAATTAAATCGACAGAAAGGCTCTATCAGGTCTCGATTGATTGCAGTAGCAATATCATCAAGATAGTCGGCCAGTGTATCTTCACGCACTCCGTTAAGCACTCGGAGAGATGCGTATGAGGATTGGCTCCCGCCCTCAGAGGTACCAGTCTGACCCACAGTAACCCGGCCAATTGCTTCATTGACGATGCGGATGGCTTCCGTGTACACCTTCGGGTCGGTGCTTTTGGGCTGCATGAAATCAATCTTGGACAGCCCGGTAATTACAGCGGCCATATCGGAGCCGACAGATCGTAAAGCTGTTTTCAAGATGCTGATGTCATCGCTGCTTGCGCTGGAATCCAGTGTGCCAATTCTGGCCGGGATGCCACACACTTCCATGAACCGAGGAAAGTCTTTCAATTGTGCGTAATACTTTGCCAGCAGAAGCAGGGATAAGCCTTCAACAAGCGAAAGGACTTTGTTCTCGAAAACGACCGGGCTCATGACCTGAATCGTTTTGTCTGGCGGAATCTCGGTCAGCGCGTCTGTTTCATAGTCGTACAGCTGGGGGATTGTGCTGTTGTCATCGAATTCAATCGAGCGTGGCGGGATGGGTTTCAACGCGGTGGGGATTGCCTTGCCGCCGATAATCTCCCATATTATTTCCGAGATTGAAAAGCCCCGGAATGGCGCGTCAATGAAATGCTTCAATGCTTCATTACTTAGCAGCGGCGTAATGTAGGTTTTCAAATCATCCAGGATTTGATCAGGAGCATCCAGCATTGAAACGTCATAGCTTAGCACGGCCTTGCGGACGGCAGAGCGGCAGTCTTTGTACTTTGACAAAAGATAGTCGTCCAGTGTGATAAACTTGTCAATCAGGTCTTGGCGATTGATCGTTGTGCCGTTTTCAATTATCTGCTTCACCCCAGAGACGGTCATTGTCGCATCGATTGACGGCGATGCGTACCAGTAGGTTGTATTGTCTACAACCTTCAAATCTTTCATTGTAATTTTATTGTCCGAAGGCATCTGATACTCCTTGCAATATCTTATTCGCTATATATTCCCAATCATCTTCCTGCACCATGAGGAATGGGCGTGCTGGGATGTTTTTCTTAGAATATCCAAACTGATGCACCGCCGCGTAAACTACACCAGTTCCGCTGATAATCTGCTGACGTTTGCCTATATCGGTGCGTATCGAATTGCGCAGCACGTTTGTGTCTGATAGCGTTTTGCCACCTGTTGCTTTTGCTCTGATTGACTTTTTCCACTTTTCAGGCCGTCCTTCTTCTCGAAAATTTTGGCGTATTGATGCGTCAATCCTGCGCCGTATCTGCTCCATTGTCTTTTCAGAAATGATATTTGACATTACCAGCCCCGTGCATCTTCGGAATCAATCAAAACCCGGCCAGTCCCTGTGTCCGATGTGTCTGTGATAGACAACACCATGACCCCGGTTGCAATGTTTTTCAGCATCTTATCGGCCCATGCACGTTGCGCCTCAAGCTCCTCAGTCCAGACGTTGCGGCGGTGGTTCAGATTCAGGTAGGCGATAACGGCTGACAGCTTCTTAACGATTTCAGGCAATGACTCTGCATCGATTGGCGCATCGTACCGGGATGCCAGATAACCGTCAATTTCGGAGTCTGCATCAGCAATGGCCTGCTCAACAACATCATCATCCCGTTCTCCGCCAGTTGTGAGGCTTGATAGCTCTTTTATCTCGGCGGCTGTGTACCGCTCCTCAAGTTCTGCAATTGTATTGTATGCCATTAATCACCTCCGGTTTTAGTTGGAGGCTCACGCGCATTGCGTAAACTACTTTCAAGTTACGCGCATCCATGTAACTTTCTATTGCTTGAAAGGTTTGACGGTTTTTGGCCGCATAGGTGCGGAGGTAGTAAATGGTAACAGAATTGACGGCAGTTAAGACAGCACTCGACGCAGCGGTTACAGCTGGTCTGCTTGGGCTTGTTGACGTTGCCACCTTCCCAGGGATGCAGTCTGAAATTGATGAAGAACGCCTGAAACGTCAGCCAACCGGGGCGTTGATTGTGATTGAAAATGCCTCTTTTGAAAACGCCTCTGATTACGCAGACTTCACGCATGACAATGACATTGCAATTTATGTCTCTACTCGCAACAAAGAGAATAACTACCAGCGGTATCTGCAAAATCTCACTCTGTGTGAAACCCTGCTGAAAAGCTACCTTTTGAAAATCCGCGGCTTTCAGGTAGTTGGCCGTGTAAACCCAATTCAAAATGACAAAGCCGGGACGATCAACCGCATTGGACTGAGCTTGAAGCAATTTGACGCTTAGGAGGTGTATTTTCAACGGACAGAAAATCTTTATTTGTCGGCACGAGATAACAAATGCGGAAATCCAGAAAGGCAAAAGCAACATCGTGATTGCAATGACTGGGGCTTGGAAAGGCCACTACATGGGCGATTATGAGCTGACCGACGCTGATCTTGACAGTATGGTTGCCAACTTCGAGCGTGAAGGCCGTGACATCCTTTTTGACTTTGACCACGAATGCTTTTCAGGTTCAAGCCGCGCCGCAGGATGGGGAAAGTCGCTGGAGTTTAAAGACGGCAAACTACACGCAGATGTTGAATGGACAAAGGCCGGGCTTGAAGCGATCGAAAACAAAGAATTTCGCTACCTTTCCAACGTTTTCATATTCAATTATGAAAACCCGAACAATCCGGCACTTCGCGGAACGTACCTGCACAGCGTCGCCCTGACAAACGTCCCGTTTCAAAAGGAACTCCCGGAAATATTAGCAAACAGTCTTAAAATCCAAAATGCCACAGGAGGTGAGCACACAATGAATGAACTGTTGAAATTGCTCGGAGCGAAATCCGAAGCAGAAGCGATCATCAAAGTAAACTCCATGCAGGTTGAGCTTGATAAAGCCAATCAGGACAAGATTGATGCCATCGCACAAAAAGAAGCCCTGGAGCTTTCGAATGCCGAGTTGACGGCAAACAATGAGCAGCTCAAGGCTGAAAATGCAACCCTGAACAGCGCAGCGGTTGAAACTGAGGTTGATCTCGCAATCGCCAACGGTCTCGCCCCTGCGTATCGTGAAACGGCTATTTTCTTGCGTAACAGCAACAAAGCCGAGTATGACAAGTTCGTTGCCAATGCGGTTAAAGTGCCGACTGGCAATCTGAAAATCAACAAAAACACCGAAAGCGATAACGCGGATTATTCTGATGCTATCGTTATCGAAAAAGCGTAGGAGGACGAATGCCAACATTACTTGACCTCGCGGCTCGTTCAAAATCCAAAACCAACCAGCTGCTGACCAGCGACCTTGTGAAACGCTCCGGCCTGTTGCGCACAATGGAGTTTAGTAAGGCAAGCCATAGCTCTGCTGGATACGATATTGAAATCGTATCTGACAACGTCGTTGAAGCCTCTTTCCGTGCCTACGGTGCTGGGATCAGTTCGGTTGACCCAAAATCTCACGAAGTTACGCACCAGCTTAAACCTTTCTCGGTTTACCACAAAGTTGACGCTGCGTATATCGCCAATTACGAAGGTGGTTTGAGCCAATACCTGATCGATAAAGCCCCTCAAATTGCCGAAGGTGCAGGGCAAAAGCTTGCAACTCAGATGTTCTACGGTTCAGATACCAGCGGTTTTGAAGGATTGCGCCAAATTGCAATCAAAAACAACAACAAATCGGGCGTGACGGTTTGTTTCAAACCTGCGGGAGCTGCTGCATCCAGCGGTACTACTTCCATTTACTGCGTTCGTTGGGATCCACGCGAAATGTGCGGTCTGTACAAGGATGGTGCATTCCAGCGCGGAGCATTCATGATCAAGGTCATGAACGGTGGCAACCCGGTAAGCAAAGAAGATTCCGACGGCAACACATACTACGTGTATGAATTTGCCTTCGAGACCTACCTGAGCTTGAAAAACCTCAGCAACATTGCCGTTTCGATGGTGTACAACCTGAAGGATGCCTCTACGTTCTATCCCACTCTGGCCCTGATGCGTAAGGCAAAACGCGCTGTTCGCGGTATGCGCGACAACACCTATTTCTATGTCAACAGCTTCGGCCAAGGTCTGATTGATGACAACGTGTCAACCACCATCTACCGCGATCCAAACGACACCGAAGCAGCACGAGAGCTGGAGACCGTGTCTGGTATCCGCATCGTGATAGATGACAACATCTCGTCTGACGAAGACGCAACGGAGGTGTAGACTATGTATCGTAGCATAAACACCATAACCAAAGACGCCAATCTCCGCTTTGCCTGGGCTGAGGCATTGCCTAACGCGACCTCAGCAGTGAGCAAAGCTGGAACCGATGCAGCCAAGCTGATTCACATCGGACAGAATCCCGGGTTTGTATTTGTCTGGGCCAAAACTGCCATCACCCTTGCCGCCGCTGCAACTCTGAAATGTGAACTTGTAGCCTACAGCGCCAACACTCCAGCAAGTGCAGCAAGCCCTTTCCAGTATGGTAGCCTGGTGCACACCATTACCGGGGCCGCCGAAACAGGAACAACAATTGCAGCAGGAACACTCCTGTTCGCATTCGCCGTTGATCCTGCCCTGCTTGAAGGGAAGGAATATGTTGGCCTGAAATGGACAACCAGCGGTGACCAATCAGATGAAACAGTGAACGCTGTATTTGCACCGTTCGCTACGCTGAATTAGTAGGGGGGTAATATATGAGCCTCACTGCTTTTTCTGATACCTCGTTAGTTCGGGAGAAGACAAACCGTCTTCTCCTGAATACCTGTGACGTGCTTATCTCGAAGGGCGACCTGACCGACGAAACCTTGCCAACCGTAGCCACTTGGCCTACGTTCATTGCCAAGTTTGAGAATATCGGTGTCAATGCTGTTGATTCACCAACTTGGAATTTCGAGAGCGTTACCGAAGACTTCGACTATGAGCAGGACGTTGCTCAGTTTGATATTACTGGCGAAGTAATGGTAAAGAAGGTTAACGGCGACTTTCTGTCTTGGCTATCTGACGACCTGCTGAACCAAACCGTTACCGTTCTGATTGCCCCGAAATCTGCATGCACGGACGAAAGCCCAGCCGTTGGTGATACCATGCTTTTCATCGAAGGCGTGAAGCTATTGCCCAAAGGCGAAGGCAAATCGAACAGCGGCGACACGAGCACATTTACATTCGCATTCAGCGTAAAACGCAAAAAACCGACCGACGTGTACACCGTGCACACGCTGGCCGCGTCATAGTTAAATCCGGCGGCTGGGTAACACCAGCCGCCTCAATTATATTCGTATGAGGACGACATTAATGACATGGCAAATCGCATTCAGCGTAGTTCAAACTGTATTCATTTTCGCACTTGGATGGTTCATCAAATTACTAATCGGATTCTCGTGCGATGTTAAAAAGACAAACGAACGGATGAACGAGATTGAATCACAAATGGCCGAGAAGTTGGCCGAAGTAAAGCAGGACATCGCGATATCGAAAGAACGCGACAAAAATATTTTCTCCGCCATCGAACGGCTGGAGCGCAAGTTTGATTCAATCGTTGAAATTAAAGTGAAGGAGTAACAATGAAACGTTTTATATTGCTGGCTTTTGCCGTTTTGGTAATTGCTGGAACGATATTTGCCCTGCCAAATTGGAACAATGAGGACGGGGCGAAGCTGCTTTACGGCTACTTCATAGACTTCATGAACAGTCAGAATCTTGGAACGACAAACATGCCGTTGGAAGACGGGCAAAAAGCATACCAAAACCTGTTTATCGACTTCTTAACTTGGGCTGATTCCACGGCTGGGATAAGCATCACAGCAGACACGCTTTATGTTTATGTCATTGCCGATACTGCCAAAAATTCAATCGCTACATATAACGAAGAATACTTTGCACAGGCTGACCACAATTTCATATTCCCGATTGAATTTTACTACAATGACGGCATCGGCTTCAACTTCGTAGATTCTACCGCCACGGCTGGCGATATTGTCTACTTCAATGTAGCCGCCGCTGGCAATAATGGTGTACTACAGGGTAGGGCGATTGCATCAGGAAATGGAACAGTTTATGCAGGCTCTGTGTGGGCGAATATACCGGGTGGCTACGGCACAACGCCAACACGGGTTGATGCCAGTGCTACACCATACACCATGAAGCTGACAGACAACACACTATACGTTGACAGCTCTGGCGGTGCCATTACCATCATCATCCCTTCGGACATTATAGCGTTAGATGGGATTGAGTTTACCGTTATGGATATTGGATACAGTGCAAATACAAACAACATCACCGTTCAAACTGAGGGAACAGAAAAGATTTACAACAGCGCAAGTGACTATGTAATATCAGGGGCTGGAGACTCCTTCACATTCAAGACCGATGGTGAAAATGTGCACATAAAATGAAACGGCTAATCCTATTCATTGGCATCCACAATTTTAACAATATCAGACTTCAATCTGGTATTCACAACATAAAGGAGTTAATATGAAAAGACTTATGATACTTTTAGCATTGCTTGTGCTGCTTGCGGCTGGCTTTGCCGATGATGCGTTTGGCAAAATCATTGCACGGGCATCGACTGGCGATTTTGTCTCTACGTGGAAAACAGATAACCCCGGCACGTCTGAGGATAACCAGATTACTTTGCCGCTGGAATCGACAGGGACTTACGACTTTGTTGCCTATTGGGGCGATGGCACATTTGACGAAATTACAGCCTATAATGATGCAGCCGTTACTCATACTTACCCTGCTGCTGGAACGTATACCGTGCGAATTATCGGCGAAATTAACGGCTGGCGGTTCAATAATACTGGTGATAAATCGAAGATTACTGACATCTCTCAGTGGGGAGATTTGCTTATTGGAAATAGAGGTGGTTATTTTTACGGCTGTGGCAGCCTCAATGTTACCGCTACAGACGTGCTTGATGTCTCATCTGTAACGTCGTTCTATTATGCATTCAGTAACTGCTCATCGCTTACAACCTTAGACGTTTCGAGATGGGATGTCTCATCTGTAACGACATTCGTTTCTGCATTCCGTGGCTGCTCATCGCTTACAACTTTAGACGTTTCTGGCTGGGATGTCTCATCTGTAACGACATTCGCTGCTGCATTCAGT